GCTCAGGGAGTAAGTCGTCATGGTCGTGCCACTGGTTTCTTTACACCTCATCGGGTGGTTTGAACAATGTGGAAAATAGATGGGTGGGTAGATCGTCGCCAAACAGCGCACATCTATGATCTTTACAAGAACTCTCCTGTGACTTCTGTTTCAACCGCACCTGCGGCTTTGCTCATTAACGCAATTGATGACGGAATCCAAATGCTTGCATCACAATGCAATGAAATGAACCAACTCATGTCTCAAGCACGTGCAACAAATGTTGAGTCCGAACCAACTTTGGCACTTCAAAAGAACATGGAAGCACTTCGTCAAAAAGTCCTATCTCTCTCTCAAGACATTTCAATGATTAGAACCGCACATGATTCAATCGCAAATATGCAACCGCTTGGACCAATTCAACCAGGAATGGAAGGTATGCCACAAGGTATGCCACCACAAGGTATGCCACCACAAGGTATGCCACCACAGGGCGGCATGGGGGTGGGAATGTGAGCGATGAACAAGAGCAAATTGACATTCTAAAAGAATTGATTGGCGAAGTTCGAGTTCTCAATCAAAGAGTCCAAGCACTTGAGGCTGAGAACACTTCTTTAGCAAAAGCAATTGGCGATCCCGAAGTGATGATGAAAAAGCATGGTTGGAAAAAGTTCACCACGCCCCATGCTGATGAAACTTTCGATCCATTGAATCGTCAAATACCAAACGACAATACTCCGTTTTCAGGAAGCGGTGACTTATTCCTTAAATCAAGAGATGAAAGACTCAAGGATTGGGAAGCAGCAGAACAACAGGTGAGAGCATGAGTATTCAATGGTTTAATCCAATGACCGACACCCCAGAAGGGCTTCTTTTAGGCGACGTGCAAGAATTGTTGAAAGCAGTTCGCAATAAGAAAAAAGCCGACTTGGATAAAGACGGTAAATTGTCAGGTTATGAAAAGAAAAGAGCAAAAGCCATCGAAAGAAACATGAACCCAAAGATGGGGCAATACAAATCAGATCGTGGTCAAAGAACGCCTCCAAATATGCCAACTCCAAAAGGCAACAAAATCAAGATTGACAAAACAACCGAGATTCTTCAAGAAATGGGTATTTTCGTAAAAAACACCACTTGTAGCGTGTGCATGAGCGACGATGACAAAATGAATTGCTCGGATTGCATGAGCGACATGAAAAAGTCAAGTATGGATTCAAAAAACGCATACTGTCAAAAGAACTTCCAATGCAATTATTCTCAATGCACACCTAAGCAAAAAGCAAAATGCGACAGGGAATGCGGAAAAGAATTGTCGAAAGCCGACATGAGCGAGAAGAATAAATACTGTCAAAAGCACTTTAATTGCAGTTATTCCGAATGTTCATCCAAACAAAAAGCGCAATGCGATAGGGAATGCGGAAAAGAACTCAAAAAATATAGTCAAGAATCAAGTGTTGAGAACTTATTCCCCAAGTTCCAAAACGTTGATGGCGGAATGCCAGTTGATGCACACGGATTCACAACCAATGGCACATACCCTGCAACTAACGACGGACCTAAAAAATCCATTATCAGTGAAACCGCTAAAATCCCTGCATACGCTCAAAACGGCTACACAGTAAAGAGTAGTAGCCTTCACATGCACTACAATGATGCTGGCGGAACTCGAAAGAATCCTCCAAACATTGACACTATCGAACAACGCCTTGCATCATTAACAAAACACGCAGGGCGAAACAATCTTGGAATGATCGGAGAGATTGAAGGATTGTTGAAGCAGGTCAAAGACCTAATCGAAACCCCTTCAAATTGAGGGGGGTTTAGATGACAACGGATTTAGACAGATTGCGAACTGATGCAATTATATCCATTCACAAAGCAAGTCCTTTTGATTTTAAGCATTATGCGGGTCAAATACCAGAAGGTGAAGAAACACCACTTGACACAGCAACCATGCTTGGAGGCATGAGTCCTGAGTTGCCCGAGTTTAGAATGACAAATCTATCAGCACCAATGGCCGTATCTCAAATGAAGATACCAAGTCATGCTGATTTTATTGCAGGTCATACAAAAGTTTCAAACAGTCCATTAACAGATTGGCCGATTGCATCTCCTGAAAATCAATTTGGGGAACATCAACCCTTTGGCATGAAATCGAATAGTTGCCCTTTGCTACATGGCGCAGCATGGGGCGACCCTGCGTATGCTGAACATTTGGCTCACGCTATGCCAAACCTAAAAGAAATCGCCCAACGTGAAAAACGAATCAATTTTGACCCAGACCGATACGGGCAACCAAAAGAAACACTTCATGACTTAATGATACGTGATCGAAATCGCTACAACACTTATTCCGATGAAGAATACCGTGATGGCAAAGTGAATGAATGGCAAAAACGTTTGGGATTATTGCCTTATTTGTTCGGTCTTGAATACAATAGCGAGGATCAACGTGAACATTTTATTCGACTTATGAAAAAAATGGGAACAAAGAAAGATTTGAACTCCCCTGATTCAAGAGTCTTGCGAAATAAAATGCAAGAAAAAGCAGGTATCTCTTGGGGTCGAGCATTGCGTTCATTTCGAGCAAGGTTCATTCCCCTCCTTCAATGGTGGAGAAGGGCAAGTGATCGACATGGGCCAGTCACCCCTGCTCAAATGCCAATGCCTATGATGATGCCAAATGTTGATTTGATGAAAAGTGACCCCTCCAATGCTGATTTACACTTCGTCAGTCCTTATGTCGAAATGCCGCAGGGAGTTGAAGAATCATTTACGCATCATTGGTGGGACATATTTCAGCCCTGGGGCGGGGTTGGCCGAGATTACAACTCACTACACGATATATTGAAACAATCATATCCCGAAGTATTTGACAATGGTTGGTTAGATGATGTTTTGATGAACACTTCAAACAATATGCTTGACACCTATGACTCCGATGGAGGGAGTCATTTTCCTAATGTCACCAACCATCCAGATGCTAAAGGACATCCCGACCACGCATCTCTTAAATCCAATTTTAACGATGCTGAGTTCTTTGAAAAAAGAAGGGCGAATTGGAGTCATGCTTCAAACCTTCACTTTTTGCATCCAAGTGAAGTTCAAGGTCAAGGAGGCCGAATGCTTATTCCATCCGACCAAATGATGATGAGTCGTTTAGGTCGTTCATTATCTGGTCAAGCCGACATGGGTTCTCCAAGAATTGGTATGTTCCGTGAAGAACACCCATCATCGAACCCCACATATTGGGATAATCACAATGCTCTATTCGCAGCAAATGACATGCACATGGGTAAAGTGATGAACAATATGGCTCAAAAAGTGATGAAACAACTTGGTTCAGGAATACTCAATCCAGCCGATCCAAAGAATATGGAACAAGCGACTCTTGCACGTGGCAACTTACAACAACTCGCAAGTGCGGCTGATTTTGCCATGAAGAAAGTCAATATGGGGGATGAATACAGGGCATTAGCCCCTTCAATGAATGGAACCGATATGGCAATGCAATTGAAATCAATTGGCCCAGTTCATCCATCATCTTTCGCAACCACCCCTCCGATTTACAATACAGGAAACACGCATCTTTGGGGTCATGAAATGCCAGCAACGCTCACATGGAAACATGATCCTCAAAGCGGAGGAATCAGTTTTGGCATGGCCGAGGAACCTTTCAACATCATGCAAAGAACCGTTCATGAAAATAAAATAAAAGCAGTTTTACCTTCATTATTGGAATCAAGCATTATGCCAAAGCAAAGAGACATTCATGCTTTATCAGCATTAGATTCCAGGGGGCTATCTCCTATCGCCACAGGGAGTATTCTCAAAGCCGAGGACTATGAGCCAACAGGCGTGTTCACAACCAAGATTATTCCAGCATATACAATTCACAAATTAGAAGACATGGATAAGTTGAAGGGATTTTCGGGCGATTGGATTGTTCAAAAGATGCCGCAGGGAAAGCGAATGTTTGTTGAAAAGAAAGGCAACCATTTGAAAACAGATAAATTGCCAAGTAAAATTAAAAAGCAACTTCGTGAGATAAAAGGCGATTTCATATTTGATGGATATTTGGATGGAAAAACGCTCAAAGTTGTTGATTTGTTGGTTCATAAAGGCTCGGATTTGCACCTCGAACCTCTTGATGATCGAATCAATGCACTACGAACTCTTTACGACTCAACAGAAAATGTTCACTTCCCAATGCCAACAAATTGTGTATCAACCGATCATGAAGGTTTGGATAAAGCAATAAGCAATTTTGATGAAAACGAATTATTGATTAGAGATTCCAAATCAACATTTATGAAAGAAAAAGAAGTTCACCCTAAGTGGATTCGTTATGCTAAGGAATCAATTGCTAAGGCATTCTATCCGCCAATGCCTGAACTCATTGTATATCCAAATCAAATCAAATTGGTTTATCCGTCAATTTATGACCCTGTGATTGTTAAGGGTGACTTCGATGGAAAAGGATTCAACATCTCATCATTTGAAGGGTATGATGCTATATTCGACAAAGCAAGAAAAGATATTCCATTATGGGGTCCAGTTGCTATTGATTTGCTCAAAGAGGGTGCTGCGGCAGGTGGTGGCGGTGGTGCATCGTCGGCAGGTGGCGCATCTGGGGCATTTACTTCAAGTGATGCTGGTTCTTATCAACCGCTTCATTCAACACCTAAAAGAAAGAAGCCACGTAAGTTGAAAATAACAAAACAAACCTTGCTACGTGCGCCATCAATTATTGGTGAAAACGAAGAAGGCGACAATGTAGCCGCTATTATGCAGTTCACACGTAAAGCAATCACTAAAGACGATACCGCTAAAACAACAGAATATCTTTTGAAAAATGTCAAGGGATTGAATAAGAAAATGCTTGAGATGTATTGCGGTGAATATGGTATCGAAAAAACAGAAGATAGCAAAAAGTGGACTGTGAATCAAGCAATTGATGATGATGTCATCGAAAATATGTTTCCTCGAATGAATCGGGTTTCACCAGATGGTGGCGCATGGTCTGGCCTTCAAGCGGATATTACCGCACCAAGAGGCCCAACAGAACTTATTGAGGATAGTGGGACTACATTTTACGATCCCAAAGAATCCGAAGAGGTTGAAGAGATTCCAATGAAACATTTGCAGGTCAAAGATAACGCAACTGGGGATCAAGCCGTTGTTGATATTGAAAATGGCAAGGCAACATTAAGAATGCCTCTAAAAACGCAACAGGGGATGGCTGATGAGCAAGAATCCGAACCTGATGATAGGTCGGAAGCCGAAGAGATTTGAACATATCCCTTCATATAGGATTACACGAAGTCGTATAGTTTAATGGCGACCAGTCTTGAACTCCACACCGCATCTTGGAATGCGGAAGGTTCGGACTTTTTATTGAAGTCGTCTGGTAGTCAAGGCGAACTTTATGTTGCTGGCTACGCATCTGTTGATATGGTGGATAAGCAGGGAGATAGAATCCCAACTGCTGCTCTAAAGAAAGCATTCGGTCAATTCATGGATAACAAAGCATTCCGCAACGTTCAGTTGGCACATTCTGGTATTCAAGTCGGTGAAGTTGTTGGCAACCACACAGACTCCGATGGCCGAGTATGGAAATCCGAAGTGGATGATCACGGACTATTCGTAGTATGTAAGATTCGCAATGATATTCAAAAAGCACGTGAAGTGCAAAAACAGATTCGCAACGGAGATTTGCGAGCATTCTCGATTGGGGGTCAAGCCCTATTCCGTGTGAGTAAAACCACACCAGAACTTGGCAACCATCGAGAGATTACCGATCTTGAACTGCATGAAATTACGCTGTGCAAGAAAGGAATAAACCCAGAATCAACCTACACGATACTAAAAATGGAAGATGATAACATGAGCAATACGGAAACCCTAAATGAAATTAAGGCTGGACTGAACACAGTCCTCAAAGAACTGAGCGAAAAAGCCGATGACAAGGAAATGAAAGAAGAAAAGTTGTATAACGAAGATAAAACGGATGCCAAAAAATCCTTTGAGGAAGAAGCGGCACTCGAATACATCACAACTCTTGAAAAGTTTGCTCAAGAATCTGGCGTTGATTTGAATGCGGTTCGTGATCACTTTGGTTTGGAGAAGGCTTACCTCCCAGAACAAGGTCGTGGCGGTTATTCTCACCGAGGACAAGGAGATGAAGTCGGATCTGGCGAAGGTGCAACCGAGCCATCTTATCCATCTCTCCCATCCCCAAGTGGCAATCAAAACGTCATCAAAGCCCCAAGTGTTCGCCCAATGGCAATGAACGCACCAAGCGGCAATGAAAACGTTATCAAGTCCTTGACTCCTGAAACATTGGAAAAAGGCTATCGAACTTACGCTGCACTTCGAGATGAAGAAGCAGTAAAGGGTCTTGTTGAGAAAGAATGGCAAGAGCGATACAATGTTGAAACAACTCAGGCAATCGAGATGCGAAAAGCAAACGATGTTGGCGTTCAGTTGAACTCTCTCCGTGAAGAGATCGCAATGCTCAAGTCGGAAAATGATACGTTGTCAAAGAGCGACTTGACACCTACAACCCCATCAACTTCAATCCGTGTTCCAACTCATGCTGAGTTTGGCGCAATGGGAAGCGACCTCGACGGCTGGCGAGCAGCAGAAATGCTCGCTCAACGTGCTTTGCGGGGCGAGTGAAAACCAAAAAATAAATGGAGATGAATAAGATGACACAAGGATATATCCGAACAATCGAAGACATGGAACGCCTTTACTACGGTGCGGGTGCTGGAACAAACGCATGGGCATACAGTGGAACAGACTTACTCAAGGCTGATAACCCATTGATGTCCTCAACATCAGGAACTTACCAAGCGATCTTTGGTCGTAAAGTTTGGTCACAGTTGAACCAAGAGTTCAACGCCTTCTCAATTCTTCCTAAGAAACCCTGGGAAAAGAGTGGATGGCGTGTCGTGACTGGCAAGCCAACTGATGCTGTCGGTGTCCCTGAAAACGGTGCGCTTCCAGATTCGACCAAGCCAACCTTTGAAGAAGTCAGCACAAAGCCAAAGACTGTGGCTTCTAAGTTTGACCTCAGCGAAACCGCCATGTTCCTTGCAGACAAGGATGATGGACTGGGCGATGCAAGGGCTGTTATCAAGATGGAAATGTCGAAATCTCACGCTGAGAGCATTAACAAAATGCTTCTTCGAGATGTTGATACCGTTGCTTCAAACAACTTTGAATCACTTGATCGTGCAACTTCTTCCTCTTTCACTGAACCAGCAAGTTTCGGTGACATCTCGGCTTTGACAGACCACAACATGTATTCCATTACCCGCAACTCAACTGGCGCAAACAGTTGGTTTGATGCAAACGTGGATGCTGGAACTGCTGGTGCTGAACGCCCTCTCACCCTGAATGTCCTTGACGGAATGTTCCGCAAGGTCTGGGAACGTGGAGGTCAGCCAAAGGTCATGCTCACTGGATATGATACCATTGAGAAGATTCAACAACTGCTTCAACCTCAGCAGCGTTTCACTGAAATGAAGCGTGTCACGCCATCCGTGAACGGTGTTCAAGGAATCCCTGGTATGGAAGGCGGATTTGTTGTCGCAACCTACAATGGTGTGCCAATCATCCCTGCAAAGGATGTTCACGCACCAGCAGGTGGACTATCTCGAATCTATATGCTTGATACAGATTACATGTATTTTTGCACAGCAAAACCAACTCTTTACCACGAAAGCGGAATTGAGACTGGCGATCCATTCGGTATCAACCGTCTTGGTCAAGTCGGACTCTTCCACACAATGGGTGAACTTTGGCAACTCTTCTATGGCGCACACGGCAAGATTCGTGACCTATCCGCCTGATACTCAAAACAAAAAAATATGGAGATGAATTAAGATGGCAAATGCAAACCTAACTGGAAATGGAACTGTTGTCCTTAACGCCGCACTATGGGCTGGCGTTGGTGGACTTACAAAAGTGAACAACGCTGGCACATTGATTGATGCTGGCGATACTGATTGGCTACAAAGCCCAATTGGATCGAATGCAGCAAATGGCACTGTTCACCTGGGCGTAGTTGATGTGGTCGTCGCTGATGGTGACGCTGCTTTCGCTTATGACCTTGCTTTGGCTACAAACGCTGTGTCTGGAACAACCCTTGTTGGGCTTCTTTCAGCACACAACATCACAACCGCAGGTGGAAACGCTTTCACGGTTGCTGGAAACGTTTCAACCACAACACTGATCAAATTGACCCCCGCAGCAGCAGGTCAAGATGGCGACACTGTTCGATTGACTTTCTTATACCGTTGAGGTGAACCTTGATGGTTAAGGTCCAATATGTGGGCGGCAGTTCTTACACTGAGTTCGCTCTTGATGGCGTGAGAACTGGTTTTTCACGTGGCATGATTCGAGATTTACCAGATTCATTTGTTGATACAATGATCCGACCTGGTATTGAACACGGCACAACTATGTGGAAAATCATTGAAGATTCAAAACCTGATGAAAAAACAGAAGCAATGAAGGCTACAATTGAGCCGACTGTTGAAGAGATCGTTGAAGAACTGGTTGAAGAAACAGAAAGCGAAGAAGCAGTTGAAGAGGTTAATTACTCATCCTTGACGAGAGCAAAATTGATGTCTCTATGCAAAGAACGTGGAATTGCTGTTAAGAACACTTCAAAGAAAGCAGAACTCATTGAACTTTTGTCGGCATGATAAGGTGATTTATCATGACGGGCAACAGGCAAACAATGACTGATGGAGAGAATTACCTCAGCCGTTGCCGTGTTAATCGTTATGTTGTTGAAATCTCAGGTGAGAATCCCGCAGTTCAAGTCCGAATAAACGGAAAGGTTTCAAAGGTCATTGTTGATGCAACAGGGGCGACAACACTTGGCTCAACTTCCAATGTAGGAGAACTCCAATTTTTAATGGATGTTGAAACAGATGGGGGATCCGAACACCCTTACTTTGATAAAATATCAAAATTGAACTTTACTGGTTCTGGCGGAGATATGGTTTCAATGCACGAAGTCACGCAAGGATCGAATCAAGGAACTGCTAATTCAAAGAACTCACTTCACTTTTCAGTTTCAACCACCTCCGCTTCCGAATCGGGGGCTGGCGCAATTAACGAACCCGCAGCATGGAACGGCCTTGTTTGCGGAAATGTTAGGATTGTTATTGGTTGCACAGCACCAGCCGCAGTAGCCCCACCATCCGTTGTCCGAGTCATTATCCTTACTGAATAAGCATCTATTATGAAAAGGGATATAAACAAAAACGAACTGAGGAATAAATATGGCATTGACGGTCACACAAGAAGGAAGAGATAACGTAAGCGGTTCACGAAAAACCGTTGTATTGAAAGTAGTGCCTGATGCTTCATGGCTTGCTGCTGGCGAAGCACTTGTTCTCACTGATTATGTCAAAACAATTGAATCAATCTCCCTTGATGGTGGCGCAACAGGATATGTCTGGCAATATGATCGGGCAAACAACAAGTTGCTCGCTTTTGAAGCGGGATCTGATGGTGCGGCTTTGGATGCCGTCGCTGATGCAACCAACCTTTCAACTCACACCGTCTATATCACCGTGACTGGCCGACGTGCATGAGGGGGAATACCCCATGCCAAGACTCGAATTAGGCGACATAGACCTTGACACTTCGCTTGAGATTAAAAAGCGAAGGAATACTCGAATGTTTGAGTTAGCAACGAATCAAGGTTCGATTGCCGAGGATCAATCTCCTTTCAGCAAAGAAAACATGGCGAGAGCAGCGAACACCTTTGTTAAGGTGACACAGCAACAAGCCAAAGACATTCAAAACATCGGCTCAGGAACACGTTGTTTGTCCTGTGGTATGCTTCACTTCTGTTGGACTCCCGAATGCGCCGTA